ATCAGAGGACCTGTGGGCTCCATCACGGCACCGATAAAGCCCTGATTGGCCGCGGCCAGCATCACCGCCTTTGCACATAGCGCCCGAGTCTTGCCCGCGCCATAGCCTGCGCTGATGCCGATGATCTGCGTTGCGGTGTCATCCACAAACGCAAGCTGCCCAGGGTGCAGGTCACTGCGGATGCGGGTGATCAGGTCGCCAGTGTCCTCTGGCGTCTGCTGCTGCAGAAACGACAACAGCGGGACGTCCTCGCAGATGCCTGCCAGCAGGCTCATGACATCTCAAACTGCAAGAGCCGAGCCTGCTTCTCAAGCGCGATCAACGCAGTGTTGAGTTGATCATTCTCGGATGCCCGGCGCTCATAGTCCATCGCTCGTGCAATTGCTCCCTCTAACCACTGGGGACGAGCCAACTCAGCGTCAAGCGCCAGCAGCTTACGCGCTGCGGCCAAATAATCGCGCACTTGTCTATCACTTACCCCCCACTTTTCGGAACCGTACTGAACGATCTGATGATGATTCCAGGCGCGCAAAAGCAAACCATAAACCTCATTGACCCGGTTTTGGATCTCGTCTTTGGTGCTTTTGCGCGCCATTGTATTACTCCCGGATTTGAATTGGCATGATGAGGTATGTCTGCTCTGTCATGCTAGTCGGCGTCAACACCACTGGGGTTGTTGCGCTGTTGGCTGACAGTGTAACAGTCTCCGCCGATCGCATGGCCTTCAGGCCATCAAGCAGGTAATGCACGTTGAACGCCCATGACCCAACGGCAGAGCCCTCGAAGGTGATCAGCTCTTTGCCGTTGTTGGCATCGGCTTCAGCGGTGATGGTGAGTGCACCACCCTTGGCCGTGAGCTTGACGGCATTGTTGTGCGCCTCAGCGATCAACGCGACGCGCTCCAAGCATCGGGTGAACCGGTGGCGATCCATGGTCATGGCGTGCTCGAAGCTGGCGGGGATTAGTGCTGCCACGTTGGGATAGGTGCCATCGAGGATGCGGCTGTACATGACGATGCCATCACCGGCGTCGATGACCGCCTGTCCCTTGGCCGCCGCTACTGTCACCGTCCGATCCTGCAGCAGCTTCATGGTTGCTGCCGGCAGCACCAGATCAATGCCATCGGGCAGCGCCACAGGCACGCGCATGAGCCGATGGCCGTCAGTGGACTCCATGAACCCAGCGGCGAGGTGAATGCCCTGCAGGATCTGCTTACTGGCATCGGTGCTGACGGCTGCCATGCAGGCACGCACGCCAGCGGTGAGGTCCAGCTCAGCGCCAGGAGCCTCCACAGCGGGCAATGCCGGGTAATCCGCCGCATCACCCACGGCGAGCCCGTAGGAGCCACTGGAGGCCGTCACAGCGCCGTCTGACAGGGTCACAGGCTCGCCGTCGTCCATGCGGCTCACAAGGCCAGCCAGCAGCCGATACGGCAGCGCCACGGTGCCAGATGTGTCTACGGCTGCGGGAACGGTGACCGTGATGCCGAGGTCCAGGTTGAAGCCGGTCACGGTCATGGTGCCGCCACTGGCAGCTACCAGGCAACAGGACAGGATCGGATGGCTGTTGCTGGTGCTGATGGCCGGCGCAATGGTGCGCAGTGCGTGGATGAGATCAGCCTGTGTGGTAATGAGTTTCATGATGCAGCTTCGGTGAGGATTGAAACCAGCCGGTTGTAGTCGGCTGCGAATGACGCGACCAGTTCAGCAGGGATGGGTTGCTGATCGTCTTGGGCATTGTCGCGGATCGCAGCAGCATACGCCAGCGCGTGCTCCATGGCGTCATGGAGCCGGTTGATCACGGGTTGCTGCTTGGCTGCGATGTTGATGAGTTCCATGTGAGGGTGAATGCAACAAGCTGCTCAACCAATCGACGTGGGATGTCACCACGAACACTGGCGAGCGCATCTGACACTAGGCGGTGATAACCGGCAACGGTAAGGCCACCTTTGCAATCCGACACAAGCGCCCGACTGCGGATCAACTCACTGCGGCTGACACCTGCCGCCGCTGCTGCTTGGTCGAGCGCCACCAGGTCACTGGGCTCAAACCGGACTTTGACTTCCTTCATGGCAGGCACCATAAGGGGGTTCCCCACCTAAAAGCAAGGTGGGACGAGGTGGGGTACCGCAAAACCCAGTCCAGTACTGGCGGTTCCCCACGTACCCTACCTAACCCCACCTATATCAAAACAAATAAAGGAATAGAGAGACGCGTAGGGGAACGTAGGGAAGTCTCAGACCTAGGTGGGACGCGAGTCAGGTGGGGTACCTGCCCCAGATCCGTTGCAGCGCAGTGGATCTGAGCAATCCATAGGTGGGGTACCCGTCCTACCTAGGTGGGGTACTAGCGGCGGTACACATAGGCCCTGGTTGACCCTTTGCCGCTGCGGTACCGCTTGAACCCAAGCCGCTTGAGCACGTCCGCAACCTGCATCTGGTCCGCCTTGGTCTGCCGTTCTACGGGCTTCTTGATGGCCTCAGTAAGCAACCTTTCAGTGGTCAAATCAATCTCGCCGTGCTTACGCAACCAGTCTTCAATCTCTGCCTGCCAAGGGTTATCAACGACGTAGGATTCATTCTCTTCGGCAAGCTGCCGTTCATGCTCGGCAGGCAACCGACTGGTCTCACCTGCACGGTATGCAGCAACAGCGGCAGACCATATTGCATCGCGCTCCAGCAATAGCGTTGCGGTGTCAATCTGATCCGATTGCGTCTTAGTTGTAGGGATCACCCAGAATCGACGGTTACCAGTTTCGTCCACCAAAAACCCAGTGGTGCGGTTAGTCGTGCCGACGATAATGCCGCGCCTTGGGAATGCCTCAGTGGCTTTGCCATATGGCACGCGGAACATATCAACCGCCTGCGATAGGAACGCCTTGACCTGCCCTGCGTGTTTGCGATTGGTTACATGGTCCAGTTCTGCCCACTCCATGATCCATGACCGATGCAGCACCATGAGATCGTCCTTGGTGCTGATGTCGCCAAGGGCATCACTGAAAAAGTCATGGCCGAGGCACGCCCAGAACGATGACTTATAGGCACCTTGATCACCCATGATCACGCAGGCTGAGTCGTGTTTGCAGCCAGGGTTGTAGGCACGGGCAACAGCACCGATCAGCGTGCGCTTGAGCATCTCGTCGTAGATGGTGCCAGGCGTGTCACCGGGTCGCAGGTATCCGGTTGACAGGGCCTCGATGTAGGCAGGTGCCACAGTGGCTGCGACCCGATCGAGGTATTCGACGACCGGGTCATATGGCGACTCATTGGCTACCTGCACGATGCAGTCGAGGGCTACCTCCTTGGATACCTTGTATCCCATCTCGGCCAGCGTGAGGTAAAAGCGTTCGGCGCCTTCGATAGGTGCGCCGTCTACCTCGATCCGTTGGGTGAACGTGTTGTACCTGTAGCTGCTATCACCATGGCGCAACAGGTTGAGCAGCTCTGCAGCATTCATCGGCTGGAGCTGCGGGTTCACCGCTGACGGCGGTTGCTTGCCTGCAGGGCGCTGCCTTTGCATTGGCTCTTGCTGCTGCCGCCCGCGCCAGCCATCTTGCTTGGCTAGTTGGCCAAGGGTGCCAAGGGTGATGCCACCGCCGGACTTGAACCCGCGCCACTTGTGCTCGCAATCACCCGGCTTGAACTTGGATGACTGCGACGACCAGTTGATCCAGTCCGCCAGCAGGGCATCATCGACGCTATGGAGCGCCATGCCCACCTCAAGCCACTGGTCATAGTCATCAGCGCGGCTGGGCTGCAACACCTCGAGGAACGACCGAGCGCGCGCCGTGTCATCGCCGCCGGCAGCACTCATCAACGGCAACGGCGCCTGCACTGGCTGCCGCAGCATTCGGGCTATCAGGTCTGCTGGTGCTTCGGCAATGTCTACGTCTGTTGGCGAGCGCCCTGGTACCCAGCTATAGCCACTGGTTAGCGGGTGTGCGCCGGCAACAATGGACTGGCAGCCATCCCAGCGCAGCTCAACCTGCTCAGGCTTGCCTTCAGCATCGGTGACGCCGGTCTTGTATTTGCGGGTGCGGATGTCTGCCCAATAGTGCTCAGGCACCTGGTAGATGATCTGAAACCGCCCGTCGCGGCCGCTGGTTACGGTCCATGACGGAGGCAACGAGCTGACCGGGATGCCCCAGTCGTCAAACAACCGCGATGCGGATTTGCCGTCGTGGTCCACGAACAGCAAGCCACCGCTGGGCGTGCCGCAGCAAACGCCGATCGCCTTGGCGCGACCGGACTGCAGTTCCTTGCCGAGCTGGATGCGGGTGATGAAGTTCTTCTGCCAGTTGTCCATGTACGGACGCTTCTGGCCGTCAACTGCCACATAGGACCAATGGCGCGGCAGCGCTGCTAGCTGCCCGAGTAGGTCACTGGTCATGGCTCACGCCGCCCGGTTGCGGGCAGGAGGCCACGGCCATGCAGCTCCATGGACTGCTGCAGCAGCAACCTAATGGCGGTGCCACGGGACATGCGGTCACCACGCCAGGCATCCAGCCATTGCAGCTGGTCTTGGCTTAGCCGCACTGGTGTTGGATGGGCTAATCGCATCTGCGGCGGCTGGGTGCTTGCACACTGTAGCCGGGGCTGCTACGCTTGCAAGGCCACACGGCAGCTATGACCTACAAAGACTTCCTAGCCTCCAAGTCCACCGCGTGCCCTGCTGCTGGCTTTGATCCGCAGCGGTTCACCGCGCCGCTGTTCCCATTCCAGCGGGACATCGTCACCATGGCCTGCCGCGTTGGCAGGTTCTGCATCTGGGCCGACTGCGGCATGGGTAAGACCGCCATGCAGCTTGAGTGGGCGCATCAGGTGCACCAACACACCGGCGGCAACGTGCTGGTGTTGGCGCCATTGGCAGTGGCGCATCAGACCGTGCGCGAGGGCAGCAAGTTCGGCATTCCATGCGCGTTCGCTGCAACGCAAGGTGATGTCAGGCCCGGCATCACGGTGACCAACTACGAGAAGCTGAGCCACTTCGATCCGGGCAGCTTTGCTGGTGTGGTGCTCGACGAGAGCAGCATCCTCAAGGCGTACACCGGCAAGATCCGCAATCAGATCATTGAGTCATTCGCGCAGACGCCATTCCGACTGGCTTGCTCGGCCACGCCAGCACCTAACGACCACATGGAGCTGGGCAACCATGCCGAGTTCATCGGCGTGATGACCAGGACTGAGATGCTGGCCATGTTCTTCGTCCACGATGGCGGCGACACCAGCAAGTGGCGGCTTAAGGGTCATGCCAAGGACAAGTTCTGGGAGTGGGTCTGCAGTTGGGCGGTCACCATTC